TTCCGTCAAAATCAATATTAGATAAATAATTTTCTATTGCAGCAACTACCGTTGCCTGTATAACAGTTTGATATTGCCCATTATAGTAAATGGTTGCTTTAAAGTATAATTTATCAGCTGTAAAGCTAAAGGCATTTATTTGAACACCGGCAAAGCCAATACCAACGCCACGTCCGCCATAAGTTCCGTCCCCTCCATTTGTTAAATAACTTTGTAATGCAACTAATTCGGGTGCTGTTAATGCAACTGGTGGATTGCTTTTTGCTACTTTTACAACTCCTATTTTTGCTCCAGTCGTTTTAACCGAACATCTTGTTATAATTCTTAAAGCAGGGTTAATAATTGGATATTGTGGGACAAAATTAACAAGCGTTAATACCTGTGGTGTAACGGCATCGTATTGAAATTCCAAAATTTTTGCTTTGAGCCAAGCATCACTACCAACCGCCGCCTTAGATATTGTATCTTCAATTTCTTTTTGAAAAATAGATAAAACATTTTCAAATAATGAAATTGCAACTGCTACAATATAAGCCCAAAGTTTATAAATGGCAACTTGTGAGGGGCTTGTCAATCCGCTTAATTCAGGCTGTGCCGTTTTTTCTGCTAATATTTGAGCCTGTATAGCTGCTATTGTTCTTGGTGTCATATTATGGAGTATGGTTAATTATTAATTCAATAGGAGGGTTTATTTGCGTTTTATTCAATGGCTCGCTTCTATCTTGGTCAATATAATTCGTTTTATAATCTTGAATGAAATGATAAATATTTGAGTGGTTAATATCTTGCGTTTCGCTAAACCTAATAAAGACAGTTGCGCCCAAAGGTTCAAATTTGTTTAACGCTTTAAATATTTTTTGCTTTAACTCAAATACTATTAAATCTTGTTCCTGTGTGCCATCAATAGCGTTATAAAAATCATTTCCTATGTGTACCCTTACTGTTAATGGGTCGTAAATTTGTACACCATTACCGAGTTGTTGTATTGTTTCTGTAACAAATTCAATAAAACAGCAAGGGAAAGGGAATGAGTATGTTTCCTGTTTCTCAATTAAATCAAATTGATTATTATACATTTGAATAAATGCGAGTTCAGGCACTTGCGCTAATAACTGTGTTTTAATATCTATAAATAACTGTTTCATTTACCAAATGCTTTAGCGTAAATTTCTTTAATTCTTAACTTAAATCTTTTATTCAAAAACTCCGACTTTCCCATAAAGTGCCTACGTGGCATTTGTATTGAATGCGCTCCAATATTTACTTTCATTCCCCTTGTAGCCCTAAATATTTTTTTTGTTCCTTTTTTATTACTTGCAAAAACACCAGTTACTTTTCTTGTTTCAATATTTGTACTCGTATCTCTAAAGTATAGTACTTTACTTGATGCGCCTTTATTAATTGTTTCGCCGTTATTATGCACACTTGCATAAGGAACTTCGCTCTTATTTACTTGCCAAACAATGCGCTTAAACGATTTTTCAGTAACGCTTTTATTAACCGCACGTCTTAATCTACCCGACTGAACTAATATTTTTTTCTTACTTTTTTTTGATTTCGTTTTACGTGGAGTCCAAGCATCAAAACCAACATCTGTAAACCCCTCTAGCTCAAAATTGCTTACAAAAAATTCAGTACCTTCATTCGCTAAAACATTAGGCAATGTTGATTGAACCGAACTTATTTTTCGGTACAATGCTCTAAATGCGCTATTGAAGTCTTTATGTACTGCCATTATGCTTCGGGCTTTGTAGTATCGTAAAAATCAAAATAAACCCTATCCATTAACCAACTACCTTTTTTTACTTCAACCCCCTCAAATGTGTAAACCTGTTCAGTTCTATCAGCGTGTTCCTCTGTTTGGTTTTTGCGTACCCAACTTGTAAACTGGTTATATAATTCTTTAGTTAAATAAACTGTTTTAATAGGTTTTTGATATTTCAACCAATAGTTTTTGTAATGGGTAACAGCAGCGGCAACCATATCAACTCCTAATATTCCTGTCGGTACATAACCGTGTCTGTATGCGTGTGGATTAGTTATCATGTTTTAAAGTTTCTTTTTTAATTAGTTTAACATACCTCCAAGTTTTTGTTTTATCACAATATCCAAACTCTACATTATATAAACTTTCGTTTAATTTATTAGCTTCAAATAATCTTTCTTTTGCCCTTGCATCATAACCAGTTCCTTGATTATGTGTTGCGTAAACATATTTATTTTCCATAACACAAAAATATTTACTCTATTGGTAAATTAAAGTTTCTTTTAGCTAAGTTTTTATCGTTTTTTGAGACATCATAATAAGGGTGCGACTTATCAAAAATCTCTCCTATTTTTCCAACATTACTTTTAAATAATGGTTGCATTTGTTTATCAACTTCACTACTTACTCTATCTACTTTACTCAACTTTGTTAATTTTACATCTTCATATTTATCAATTTTTTCAACCAAGCAACGGCAGTTAAAATGATTTAAAGGCATAAACTTATTCCAAAACTTATCATCAACTGGCAAAGTAACACCGTGTAAAGGTTTACATATTTCGCTTGTATGGCTATCGAGTACCGCATTATAACGCAAGTATGGAAATAATTCTTTGTTAGCTTCAATTTCACGCCATTTAACAGCGTTTTGCACTTGTCCTATTGTAGTATCGTATTCAGTTTTTAAATAATTTTCATTATAAATAATAAACCTTTCTTTTGCTAATTTTTTATATTTATTATACGGCACTAATTGTTTATCTATTGTAATTAAACTTTGAATATCCTTTACTTGAGTGTATGTTTTGGCTGCACTAAACAACCATAAATTAGTTTTAAGTTCGTTTAAAAATTCAATATCTAGTATTGCTTTAGCTTGTCCCTCTTTTAACGCCTTTAATAATGCTTTTGCTGTTTTATAGTATAATTTTTTAGGTAATGTGGACGTAGTATAACCGCCTTCGTAAATTTTGCGAAGTATCTCGTTTATTTCTTTATCCGTTAGCCCTAACAATTAATTATTTATAAAGATTTTCCAATTTCTTTTTTGTACTTTCTACCGCCTTAATAGGTTGTTCTATTTTTTCCGTAGGAATACCAGTTTTTTCTGTAAAATATTCAGCGGACATCTGTAATCCTGCATTTGCCATTGTAGATGCTATCTCGCTATAATCTTTATTTAATTTTATAGCACGTTCCTCACTCTCAAATTTTTCTTTATTATTAGCAATGCCAAAACGTAAACCAACAGGAATATTTACACCTATTTTTAATAATTTTGGAATTAAAACATCATTAACTAAATTTTCTACCCACGATATATCGGTTTTCTCTACTTGCTCAATACTTTCTTTACTTGCATCCTCCGCCCCTAACTTACCAGCCACTTGTTCCATTGCATCGCTATGCCCAAAAACAATTTTATTAATCATTTTTAAACAGCGTTCCTCAAAGTTATCAAAGCCTTGATTTTTACCTGCTCCCGTTGTGCCTGATATTATTTCAAGTTCATCGGTAGGGTCTTTTAAAATCCAATTATTACTACCCATATTTTGTAGGGCGTTTGCATATTCTTCACGGTCATACTCATCAGTCTTTGAAGTAGTACCAACACGAATAGGCTGTCCAAACAACTCTAAAGCTGTGGCATTGTATCCTATATTGTTACGGATATATATTTCATAAAGTGAAATTTTGTAAAGTAACCCATAACCACAGATAGAAGCCCCTGTTTCATTTGGAGTATCTACATACAACAACCAGTCTGCATAACTTAATCCGTTATCATCTTTAACATTTTCATCTTCAAAGTTTAAACCACTTAATGAATAAATATAACTTGCTATGTTTTTTCTGTCAGGGCTAATATGCCACCGCTTAATAATATTTGCGTGTGGTAAACTATTATTTATAACGTCTCCAAAAGAAACCAAAGAATAACCAAACCATTTAGCATCTAAGCAATAATCAACTATTTGTTTAAACCATTGTGTATTTAATATTTTAGACTGCTCAATATTTTCGTTTCCCTCACTATCATAAAAGCAAAAGTTTTTTAAAAGCACTAAATTTTTACGTTTTTGCATTGCTGCTGTAACTTGTCCGTTTAGTATAGTATCTTGGTAGATACGTTGCATTTTAACCCTATGAGGATAAAATGCTTGTTCAGCTTCACTAACAGCATCACGCCACGCCTGTATATCTACCCTAACCCTTTGAAATTGAACTTTGGATAAATAATTTTGTGGGTTTTTTGCGTTGCTTGTTCGTTGGGTATTGTTAGCGTTGCCTAATCCCTTTGTAGGAAAAAAATAATTAGTTATTGATTTGAATATATTTTGTTTAGTCATTAATAATCATTTATACGTTTAACTTGGCTACCCCAACGAATACCCCCATCTGTTTTGGTTTGTAATAAAGGAATGTCGGCTGTTATTTGTCCTTGCCCTGCCATTTGTAGCCATTCAATAGCCATTTTATACCTGTTATCTCTTAACGCTGGTATGTTACGAGGTGCAATTCTACTATGTAGATGGTATAAACATATATCAACTACCTTTTGCACTATTTGAACGCTCCTACTGTCGCCTTTGGTCCATTTGGCTGTATTTGTTGGTAATGTTCCTGCGCTTACTGAATAAGTAGTACCAGTTCCCCAATAAGTAGTGCCGTTTTGGTTGTCGTCTGGAAATACATTAACGCTTGGTAAATTTTCGTTTATAGCGTATTGCAAAGCTGTATCGTGTGTTAATAATTGAGACGGTTTTAATGCAGTATAATTTTTGTTTTTCCACCAAACGGTAGTTCCTGTGTTATAAAGATTTTTATAATAAAATTCGGGGTTTGGCAAAGTGATATAAAACAAATCAAATTTTTTTCCGAGTAAAGTCCATTTAGTTGAGTCAAATACGCCAGTTGTATTAGCTGTGCAAATATAACAGTTGCCTAATTGCGTGGCTAAATCGTTAATAACGTAAGCCTTTGAGGGTGTATAATCTAGGTAGTTTAACTCTACTAAATTATTTCCATAATAAACAGTTAATGGACTCCAAATAGTAGTATCAGTAAATTCTTTTTGGATGTCGTATTTTTGAATTAAGTAGCTAATAACTTCGGCTTGTGCTTCGGCTTCGGCAGTAAGTCGTATGCTATCATCTTGGCTAATAATCTGTTGAATATTAACGTCTTGAATAGATTTTAAATAGTCAAAATATCTTAGATAAGCCATAGTGTGCTAAAATAAAAAGATTAATAACATATAAATTGTTTTGTACCAGTAAAATTTTTTTAGTAGAAGTTCTTATGTTTGGTTTTTCCAAAAGATATTTTAATTAAACTGCCACCATTTTGAAATAGTGCGTATTCATTTGGAAAAACAGTAGTTAATAAATAATCAGCCGTATCGGTTAAGTGTCCAAACTCTTCAAAACTTACACCGCTTAAATTATCTTTAATTTTTTTCTTTAGCTTTGTGCCATCACTATCCTGTTTAGTATTTAA